CCCGCCACGTCCGTCGTGTTATAGGTGATGGCGTAGGCGGTGTTGATTGCCGCCGCCGTCTGATTGGTCGTGTCCTGCCACGCCCCGTACTGCCGGAACGCCGCCGTGGACACCCACGTCGTCCCGTTGTAGAAGTAGATGACCCCGGTGTCGGTGGCGACGTAAATCATCCCCGTCAGCGGGGGCGTGGGCTTGTTGGCATCCAGCCCATAGGTCGGATGGGCGACCTCGTCCGCTTGGTGCTGGACAAACTTGCCACGCAACAGGTTGTCGTTGTTGCGCGTCTGGGTATCCTTGATATCCCCGACAGGCAGGGTGAATGGGCCTACGCTATAGTCGCCGACGGCCATGGCTTACGGAGGGCAAGTGGTCCACTGCTCATTATCCACGTTGGAGTTCACCGTCTGAATAACGGCGCTGTCCGACCGCTGGATAAGACGAAGCTGAAACTCCACATTGGTGCTGTTCAGTGGCGTCGATGGGTCTCCAGTAATCGCGGTGTCATACACATAGTTCCCACTGGCACAGGTCTGATTGGTCAGTAACGTCGTGGACGATGGCTGGACCAAATACAGCGACAGCGAGTACAGGGTGTTATTGGGATTGTGAATCGTCCACGATGCGGTGACCTGCCATGAATCCGAGCAGGACATGACACGAGTGGTCCCCGCCGTCAGCGCGTCAATCCGCGTTGACCCATAGGCACTCGTGACCATCATCCGAGGCACCAGCATTACGCGCCCTTTACGGCAAATGCCGCCAGATACTCCGAGCCATCATAGAGCCCAGAGACCAGATTCTTCTTGTTGGCGGCGGTGTTGTAAATCGGCGTGTTGTCGCCAAAATCCCAGCCCGTCAGCGTGACGCTCTTGCCCCCGCCGGAATCCTGCACCAGCAGAAGCGTATAAGTGCTTCCCGCCACGGCATTGGAAAAGCTGAGCGTCTGCCCGGTCTGGTTCAGCGTCACCTTCTGAATCGGCCCGTTGTTCCAATTGATGGTCAGTCCGGTGTCGATATTCCCAGCATTGTAGATGCCGGGCTGGCCGTTGGTCACGGCAAACGACAGGCCCGTCACCTCCTGCCATGTCGTCCCGTCATCAAAGTTCAGCTTGTACTGGACACGAGCGCCGACCGTCGTAGCCGTCACCCACTTGCGGCCAGCAGTCCCGGCAGCAGGCAACGTCCCAGACTGGAGGTGGATGCCCGGGTCCGCGTCATGCGCAACATATGCCGCCTGAATCGTATTCAGGTTTGTGCGAATGACCGATGACTCGAGCGCCGACCCCGTCGTGGGGGTAACAAAGGCGCTGATTTGATGGTTCCCTGTTTCCGTTGCCATACTACCTCCGTCCTAAGACAAAGCCGTCAATTTTCAAACCGCTGACCACGGGCTCGCTTAGCCCGTCATGCCCCAACGTGACATCGACATAGTACCCAGAGCCGGACATCTGCACCCGATAGCTCTGCGACCCGCTGACCGTATCCCACACCTCGCCAGCAGCATCCCACACGGAACCGGCGGCATCCCATGTCACGCCACCGCTAGCTGAAATGGTTTTCCCGGGATAAGTGCCAAAATTGCTCGTCCAATTGACTGTCAAGCCGGAAGAACCCGGAAGGGTTGCCGTGACATAGCCATACCGAAAACCCTTGGCAATCGCATCGTCTCCGAAATACAGTCTCCGGAGTTGCACTGCCATAATGATGTCCGTTCCGTTATTCCCGTCTGTAACATCGGCCCCATCGCTGCGAGAGCCATAATAGTCAGATGCGGTCACCAACCCACTGGTGTCTCCACGAATGACATAGCTCTCATATGACGCTCCGGCCACACTCGGCCACATGCAAGAGGTCGTGGTGTACTCCCCAATCCATGGCCCGGACCACGCCCGTAGAACAAGGTGGTAGACGTACACCCCATACCCCGGAATAAACCACCAGACTTCTTGCGTCCGGCGACTCAACACGCCGCGCACGTTGGCAAGCGTGGTATTGGTCAGCGTCCGCACCAGTGGCAAGAGGGGGTCCGGCGTGTTCGGCGTGCCTAGCGGAGCAACTTGTCCTTCGCTAGCAACAAAGGCGCCCCGGTCGGAAATGAAGTAGGCAACGCCATCGCCCTCAACGATGGAGAGCGGGGCGATGGTGCCGGTCTGGGAGGAAACGCCTTCCGGCTGGACGGTAATATCGTCCTGCCCGAACCCTGTGAGGCGAGATATGCCACGGCGATGAAAGATGAGCAAGGAGGAGCCCACAGAGGCAAGCCCAACGACCTTCTCATCTCCAAACGTGCGGACCACAATCTGTCCACCGCCGTCGTGTGCAAACTTCTGGCCGTCATTCAGCGCTGAATAAAAGATGGAGTCGGGAAAGGCGGAAGACCCTGCGCCCCAGAGTCGTTGATTGTGGACCTTGAGGAAGGTCACATCTTGCGTGTCCGGCTCGTCAGTGACTAGCGAACTTCCCGTCCAGTAGTTCAGCAATCCGCCATCGGCAATGAACACCACATCTGTCCCTGCCGTATTCTTGAAGGCGACAAAACTCGGCGCCACCGTACTTGACAGTGTCCCAGACTGAGCCGTCCATGCCGTCGTGCCGGGGGTCGCCAGCATGTTGATGGTGTATAGCGTGGTCCCGGAGACGGCCATCCCCTGCACATCCCCATTGTCCTTGAACCAGCTAAACCCGTTTCGAGGCTGGGCAGGTAATGCCGCTGACGCCAGCTTGACACTGCCATACCGCTTGATGATAGCCCCGTAATCAGTCAGCCGGGCGTTCTGCGCCAGCCGTACTTGATTCGGTTGCAGGGCAATATCGTCCGAGACGGTATTGAGTCCTCCGGCAAAACTGGCTTGTCCGTCACGCATTAGCCAGCCCAGTCCGACGCCATGTCCGAGTACGCAATGCGCGTCGGATTGATGGTTCGGCGGCGAATCTCATCCAAGAAGTCCGCCCGCTCGCCATTTGCCATCTGCAGGAACGTGTTGGCCGTAGCCACGCTCTCCCCGCCCTTGAGCAAGGCCCGTGCCGCGACCTCAAACACTAGCACCTGCTCACTGCCCTCAGGCCAATCGACCGGAATATCCCACTTATCCGTCGGCCCAACATCCACATAGTTGCGAATGGAGGTCGGCTTGTAGTTCACAACCACATTCAGGGCCACCGTCCCCGTCGGGAGAATCTGGTAATTCTCGCCAGCCAGATAAAAGAACTTTCGCAAGTACGGCAAGTACGGCGAGGTCGTCGCCAGCGGCACATCCTGATACCGCGTCTCGGCGTACTCGACATCCCCATCATTCACCGATAGAATGCGGAAGAAGTTCTTCTGAGCGTTCCCAGACCCCGTGTTCAGCGAGGACAGCGGGAAGGTGCCATCCGTTGCCGTGGTGAGGGCAACCGACTGAAAGCGGTAGTATGGCGCGGCCTGTAGCACCCGCGACCACTCCGCATCGTACACATAGTCCAAGAGGTCAACCAGCTCTTGGTCAGACCATCGGTCGGACCCGACCGCATCCATCATGCGGCGCGCCTGAGTCACCAACTGGTTAATCGTCAGTGTTGCCACGCCGCTCCTCCTACGCTAGGACATGCCGAGTCCGTCGCCCTGAAATGCCAGAGTCCATCCCAAACTTCTGCCCAGACAACTCGTCCATCACCTGCTCAATGTGCTGTTCGCCGACCGCCTGTCCATTCCACCGCTCCAGATTGAACAACAGCCGCTCGCCTTGCTGCTGGCTAAAGACGCTGAGCGACCGCTCCAGATAGGCCGGAGCCTCATCCACGGAGCAATCTATCGGAAGCCACCCGACAATATCGGAGGCTTGCGCCTCGGCAATACTGCCGGTCTGCACCCGCTCCCACCGCCTATCGCCTTCCTTCCACCGACACTTTAACGCCCAATGCTTGTCAAAGTGCGGCACAAACTCCAGATACAACCGATGGTCGAGCGCCCGGAGCCGCCGCTGAATCTCCGGCGACGGCTCGGGCTGTCCGGTGCTGTTGAATAACAGCGCCACTTACTCCTCGACCAGCAGTTCAACGGTCACGGTGACATCTTCCGGCTGCGCCGACACCGCACCAACCGTCACAATGGACACCCGAAGGCTGTCGCCAGCCGTCAGCGTCCGCTGCGCTTCCGTCAGCGTCGAAAGAATCGGGATGTTGATTGGCGTGTCAGCCGCCGCCGTGTTGATGCTCAGAGCCGACGCGCCAGTCGCGGTCAGCGCCAGCGCCGTGGCACCCGTCATCTTGTACAGCTCAATCCGGCACGACGTAGCCGCCGTCGGGAACGTCTCGGCACACACCACCGCACGGCTGATGTACGACTTAGCCGAGAACGACCCGATGTTATGGGTCTGCGTCCCCGCCGCCAGTGTGCCGGTGTTAAGGCGGCCGCTGTTAAGCGGCGCTGGGAGCGTACCAAGCCGCCCCGGCTTTGGCATGAAAAAATTAAGGGGCATAGATTCCTCGGAAGGGCAGGGGGCCGTTATCGACCCCCCGCCGCTTCAGTGAAGGTTAGACGACGTGGGTGTAGCGGGTCGTGTCGGTGTACCCCGTGATGCTTCCGTGCGCATTACGCGCAAGGCACGCAAGGTTGCCGTACCACGAGTAGGTCGTCTCGAAGGCATCGCGGCCCTGCAGCCAGCGCCACGGCCCCGCGCCCTCGAACTCCACATACCCCCAATCCTTGGCATCCACCCACGAGAGCGAGGGGATGTGGAGGAGGTAGATGGTGCCCGACGGGACGTAGTAGTCGGTCACGCAGGGGATGCCGCAAATCTCAATGGCGCGATAACCGCCCTTGATGGTCGTGGCAAACTCCCCAGCGGTGAACCGGCGCTGCGCCACCATCGACTCCATAAGCTTCTTGGCGAGGCCCGGAGTCGTGAGCATGAGGAACTCCTGCGGACGCTTCGACGCATCCTTGCCCGACCGCGCCGCGATGAGCTGGATGAGGTCCCAGATGTCCGACTCTGTCGGCTGGTTTACATCCGGGGTGTTCGTGCCCGCCACCATACGGATGCTGTCCCAAATCGCGTAGGTCGCCGACGACAACCCATGCAGGTTACGGAACGCCGCCGTGTCGCCACGGTTCGTGATGTTGATAAGGCCGTTCATGGCATAGCCAGTGCTGTAATCATCCGACGCATTGGCGGTCAGCTTCACAATCGAGTCATTTGCTGCCATGCCAGTAATGGTTGACTTCAGCGTGATGGTCGCCGTATCGCCAGAGTTGCTGATAGTATCAATCTGGGCACGACCACGGACCGTCGGGCCAGCGCCGTTTAGCACGGCAATGCTGTCGCCGATGGTGAGGAGCAGGCCACCCTGCCCGACCGAGCCCGCCGCCGGGGAGGCAGTGCCAAGGCCGTAAGGATTAGTCGCCGTCAGGCTGGTCGTAGACGGCGCCGTCGCCACAAGGGCCACCACGCCATCCGGCTTGTTATGCAGGGCCTGCTGCATCAGGAGGCTGGACGCCTCACGAATCTCCTCCATCGTCTTCTTGGCGATGGTCTCGAACGCAGCCTCCTTCGAGCGAGTGCCCGCAAACGCCAGCCCGTCAATCTGCCGGGTGGTGTAGGCGCGGGTTACGCCGACATTGGCCTGCTTTTCCGTCGCGGTCGTGTCGCTCGGGAAGAAGCCGTTGGTGGAGAACACGGCGCCAGCCGGGCGCCCGACCACCACATCAAAGTACACCCCCTGACCGCCCCACCGCATGTTACGGGGGCCACCCGCCTTCGCCGTCTGGAGCTGGGCAAGGAGGGGAGTCACGAGGTTCTGGACCTTCACGCGATACTGGCTGTAGACCTGCTTGAGCAGGCCCGTCAGTTCGGTATCGCCAATCACAACTGGAGCAGGCATGGTTTAGTTCCTAGGTTCTGAGTGAGGCCAGCACCGAGCTGAGAGCGTCTTCTTCCGCGTCCTCAAGCGACATGTTGGCCTTCGGTTTGGTGGATTTGGCCGGAGTCGTCCCCGACCGGGTGGCCGGACGCACGGCGGTCGCCGCTGTCCGCTTGGCCTTGGCGGCGGCTACCTTTGCCGCTTCGGCTTCCTTCTCGGCTTTCGCCTTTTCGCCTTGGTACCGCTTGACGCGGGTTGCGTGTTTCTGCTCGGCCCACTCGCGCAGTTCCGTCTCAATATACTGCTCAATCTGCGGATACACCTCTAGAGGCACCACTCCATTCCGCATCACCGGCATCAGCGCCGAACTGAAATGGGCGGACACCTCCTCCAGCTCTACCTCTGGAAACTCGCTAGCAATCGCCTCAAGCGATGGCACCACAGTTCCCGTGTAAAACTGCTCCGCCTGCACCGCCACACGCTCCTGCGCTTGCCGGGCCTTCAGCTCCTTAACCTCTGACTCGGCGCGCGCCACTCGCTTGTCCGGCGCATTTTCCTGCAAATATCGCTCGCGCACCTGCAAGTATGCCTCCTCATCCTCCAGCAACTTCCGAAGCTGGTCCTCGCGGACCTCTAGTTGCCCGGCGATTGATTCGACTTCCTTGGTCATCTCCTCCTGCTTGGCAAGAAATGACTGCTCGCGCTCTTGATTGTGTACACCAAATTGGGCCAGCTTGACTACCTTATCCAAGCGGTCCTTCCGCACCTTGCCGTTTGCCTTGTACTCAATCATCAAGGCGGGCGGCTCGACCTCCTCTCCTTCGGAATCGCGGACCACGAACTCCGTGACCAGCTTCTCCGTAATGGAGGGGACGGCGACCATGCCCTCCGGCAATTCGACCGCTGGGGATTCCTCTTCGTCGGCATCCTCCTCGGAATCTTCGGACTCGTCCGTGTCTTCCTCGGGGGTTTCCTCGGGCTCGGCGACCTCGACCTCGTTAGCCTCTTCGGCTGCGGGTTCGTCCGTCGTGTCGGGCTCATTGGTTCCAACGAACTGCTTCATCACATCGGCGGTGACCGAGTCAATTTCCGACGAGATGGTGTCTGCAAGCTGGGCCATAAACGTCCTTACGAGATGGTCTGCGTCTCGCGGGCTCGTGCGGCCTGCTCAGCATCGGGCGACCCACTCAGCATCTGTGATACGACCTGAGCGGCGCCGATGGGCGGGTTCGACGAAGCCAGCGGAAGCTGACTCTGTGGGATGGCGGATGCTGTTAAGGCCGCACCCGCTTCGCCTTGTCCGCCCTCGGACATGCCGCCCGGCATGCCCGGCATTGGACCCTGTTGTGCCATCAATTTTTGCTGTGCTTGCTGGGCGAGGACCATCCACCGCTCTTCCGCCGCCGCAATAATTTGCGCCGGGAGGTCGTCTTGGAGGATGATGTCTCGTTCCAGTACATCTTGGTGAATCGCTTCGTTGTCCTGCCACCGGATGGGAGGGACCGGAAGACCGCGCAAGAGCGCATCACTTACGCGGCGGGCCCGGGCCTCTTGGTCCTCGTCCGGCGTGGCAATGTCACGGGTCACCGCAAACATTTGCCGCCGCCGGTACTCCTTCATATCAATAACACCAGCCTGCACCCAGTTGTCAAGCATGTAGAGCCGGAAGCTCAGCGGCATCGGCATCATCGTCGCGGGCTCTACCTTGACATCGATAGAACCGTCAAGGTCCTGTCCAGTGATATCGCGGGCCAAGTCCGGGCGGGAGCGGCCGACTGCTCCAAGGGAACGCGGCAAGTCGTAACCCCACGCCATGATTGCCAGCGACACCTTACACCAGTCGGTAAAGGCGTAAGCCAGCGCCTGCACGGGCGGGGCAAACACCCGCTCTAGCTGCTCGCGGCTGGCAATAATGGCTCGACCTGACTCACCAGTCACCTGCCCCCGACTAACGGCGTTATAGCCCGAGGCATCCTCAAACGCCGCCTTCTCTAGTGCCAGTGCCTCCTTCACATCATTGCCCACCGAAAAGCCGCTGAACGGCTGAATGCTGTCGGCAAGTCCCCCAGCGCCCTTCACCTCAATCATCGAGGTCACGCCGCCAAGGAACGTTTCGGTGACCACCGTGTTCGGACGAGCGAAGAACCGGCCTCCAGAGTTCACCCGAATGTTTTCAATCCACTTGGACAGCAAGGCGTTAATCCGCACCTGCGAATCAATCCACTGCTCCATAATGGGACGCGGATAGTACGAGGGGTCGCTCGACCCATCCCGAATTGGCACGACCGGAATTACCCCGAACTGCAGGTCGGTCCAGCCAAAAACCATCGTATCGCCCACTACGACCACTTCAAGGCCATTCGGCAGGATATCGGGCTGCGGCGCCAGATAGACAGTGTATCGCTCAGTCGTTTCGGTGTCCCGTAGCCGTTCACCCTCACCCACCGTAGTATAGCTGAGGACCCAGTCCTCATTGAACTCCGACCCGCCCACCAACACATCTTGATTGGACGTTCCGGTGTACTCCATCCCATCTGCCGCCTGTGCCCCGATATATCCCCATCGGGCCACTGCTTCAGCCTTGGGGATGACATCTCGAATGACCATCCATGAGGGCGGCACTGTTACGGTCGCCTCCGGACTGACCCGGACCTGCTCAACCCGAAGCACCCGGCAATCGACATCACCCATAGGAGCCGCCTCGCCATTCTCTCCAAGTCGCTCGTCCCATGGCCCCTTGTCCGGGTTCCAGTACATGTGCCAAAACGAGACGCCATCGGTTTGCGCCCAGTATTCCGCTTCCCGGGCCTTGGCAGGCATCCCCATCTGCTCATACTGAAACTCACACGCCAACTGCCGGGCATACGCCCTGCGCTTGTCGTCAGGGTCCTGCGTGGCCGGAGAGATGGAAAAGCCCGGCCGCTGGTCCGTCAGAATCTGCAAGCGCTGGTCAAGGGCCTTGTCAATCAAGTTATACACCACACGGGCCGCATCCTTGGGACGGGGCGGCTCTGCCCACGGCGCTCCATTGGACGACGATACCCACTGATTGCCAGACCGCATCATGCGGTTCCGCTGGACCAAATACATGTGCTTGGACACCGCCGCTCGGCGCGATGCCCAGAGACGACGCGCCCATCGGGACCACGCAACCCCATCTGTCTCGTCATTCAAGAGAGGGAAGTCGTCTCCGTACAGGGCCCGCATCATAGCCTGTTGGCGCTCCTTCTTGGAGCTGCCGTCATTTTCCGGCGGATTTGCCGCAACTCGCTCGTTGGGAGAGGGCTCGGCGTCTTCCGGCATTTCTATCATGGCAGCAAAGTTCATTGCGCCAAGCACATCATCATCTAGCGGGGGATTTGCCATTAGTCCATGCCTCCAATGCCCATTGCCGACCGCACGCGGTTCCAATCCTTCCACTGCTCATAGCTTTGCTGAATCGCCCGCACTGCATCTTCCTGCGCCCACGATTCGCTATGAGACATTGCGTATGCCATCAGGTCCGCCGGAATGCTTGCCGACGCCTCCGTTGCGTCTGAACGCACTGGTACGAATCGCTCGGCCAGCGCCATAGCTCGATGCACAACATACACCACAACCGCCGCCCATAACAGGTGGATAATCACTCAGCCACCTCGCTGACCAGCTTGAGCCCCAGTCGGTCGAGGGCCACAAACGGCGGCTCCTCGGAGATGTCCTCGTCCACCAGCCCAGCAGCCAGCGCGTCCACAATCTCCACCGAGAGCATCCCGCTGGAGATGTAGTCCGTGGCGGGCAGGTCGCCGGTGGGGGAGCAGGCGGTCGTGAACATCCCCGCGCCCCCCGGATACTCGGCGGCAATCGCCTGCGCCTCGGC